GACAACGTCGAGGCCCGGAGCGTCTCGCGGACGATCCGCACGGTCGAGGATCTGTTGAGGCATATCGAGGCTGACCTTGAGCTATACCAGGTGGCACAGAGTGAAGCGACCAAATGGGAGGGGATGAGCGTCAACCGCGAGACCGGGCGGCCGGAGGTGACCGAGCTGTTCCGCGTGTTCGTGCGGCTGAAGCCTAAGCCCGGCCCCGGCGTCCGCGAGTGCGTTGAGGCGATGATCGCGTCGGCGCTGGCTGGCCGGCGGGTAAAGGCGAAGCCGCTGCCGAAGTCAAAGTCTGGGCCGTGGGCAGTGCTCGTCGTGGCCGACACTCACTTCGGAAAATACTGCTGGGAGGGCACGACCGGCGAGGCCGACTACGATCTCGACATCGCGGCCCAACTGGTCGCCGACGCATCCCGCGAGCTGCTGGAGCTGGCCGCTCGATACCGACCGGCCCGCATGACCGTCGGGATGCTTGGCGATCTGATGCACTACGATTCTCCGGCCGGGACCACCACCAGCGGCACGCCGCTCGAGCGTGACGGTCGGCTGCAGAAGATGATCGGCGTCGGCACCGACTCCATCATCGGCGTGGTCGATGATGCCAGCGGCATCGCACCGGCCGACGTGGTTATCGTCAACGGCAACCACGACGAGACGCTGACGTGGGCCCTGCATCGGTTGCTCGTCGAACGCTACCAGTCCGGCGGTCGGGTCCGCATCGACGAGAAGTTCACGCCCCGCAAGTATCTCGACCACGGCCGCAATCTTCTGGGGTTCGTCCACGGGCATCGGGCTAAACGCAAGCTGCCTCAGCTCATGGCGATCGAGGCGGCCAAGGCGTGGGCCCGCTGCCCCTACCGAGAGATCCACACCGGCCACCTCCACCACCAGTCGGCCGAGTGGTCACGGCCGATCGAAACCCTCGATGGGGTTCTGGTGCGGGTCGCGCCGTCGCTCGGGCCGGCAGACGATTACCACGCCGTGAACGGCTGGCTGGGCCAGCGTCGGGCGATGGAGTTGTTCATCTACGACGAGGCTGGCGGGCTGGCTGCCATGCACGTCGCCGGTCCCCGGATGGAGGTGCCGGCGTGACGAAACCTATGCCCGAAGAATCTGCGGCAGAGGTTTCGTATCGCGAACCGCTCTCCGAGGAATACATCGCGACCGCCCTCCGCGATGCACGTCGATTCATGGGGCAATGGTGTGGAACATCGGGAAATCTCGCGGCACATACCGTGAGATTGATAAAAGAAAGGGAACGGATGCTGGAAGCAAACCGAGAGAAAGAGGCTGGCGGGGCAATGCTGGAAGCAGCGTGGAAGAAATACCGGCAGGACCAGATATCCCCGGACCACGAGCCGATCACGCGGGCGGTCTACGGTGCCGACTGCGATCGGCTCGACAAGACCCCGGCCGAGCAGCTCTGCGAGAAAACGGCCGAGGTGATCCGCGATCGCCGGCCGAAGTACGGCGGACCGCAAAAGCATTTCGCCAGGACGGTCGGAATGTTCAACGCGGCGTTCGCCGACGTGCTGAAGCGGCCGCTGACCGAGGCCGATTGGGCCGTCGTCATGATCCTCGATAAGGTCGCCAGGTTCAGGGGGCCGGGGGCCACTGTCGACGGCCCCGTGGACATCGCCGGTTATGCCGCGTGCCTGTACGAAGTCATGGACCGGACCGACTAGTGAACAAGCGTACAATGGCAGTAGAGGACCGACGTGGCACAGACGCATGAATGGCTGTTTCGCACTACCGGCCGAGGGCGTGAACCGCTGTCGGCACCGGAGGAGGGCGGCAGCCATGTTCACTACCAACCGACACGCCGGGCCGGCATCGGCTCGATCACGAGTACGCCCCCGGGCCGACGACCGCTGACATTCCTTGAGTACCTCGCGATCCGCTCCGGCATGACGCTTGCCGAAGCCACCAAGCTCCACGAAGAAGGGAAAATCCACTGATGTCCACCTCGCTGACAGTCGCCGGCACGACGCGCCTCGCCTGGTCCCTCTCCGATTCGCAGTCGGTCGCCGACTACTCTGCCTCGGGTGAGGATCGCACGTCGCGTGCGATCTCCAACGGCACGGGCGTGGGGCAAGCCAACGTCGCCGCGTCGAAGTCGCTCACCGGCACACAAGCCGGCTTCTCAATGTCGACCACCGGCATCACCGGATCGGTCCTCGGGACGCTCCAGACCGCCAACGTCGCCACCGTCCGCGAGCTGCTTGTCCAGGTTCCGACCGGCCCGACCGGAGGGTTCCTTACTGTGACGCACCCCGGGATCTCGGGCGTGCGGGTTGGCGTCGGCGGGCAACTGCACGTCGCGGACTACGGCAGCGGCATCACCGGCGGCACGCTGGCGTTCGCCACGTCTGTGACCGGCACCTACGGCGTCGACGTGACGGCGGTTGGCGTGGGGACATACTCGTGATCTCGGACGCACCGATCGCTGTCGCCGAGGCCGCCCCGGGGGGCGTGCTCACGAAGGTCGACGCCTTCATCAGCGCCGCACGATCGGCGGCTGGCGATGGTCTCACTTGGGCCGAGTTCGGTGAGCTGCTGGTCGCTCTCCTTCACCTGGCGGTCGCAGCCCTAGACGCTGTCACCAGCATGACGGGTGACCAGAAGAAGGCCGCGGTGCTCGACGGAGCTGGCCGGCTGTTCGACGCCGTCGCCGACCGCTGCGTGCCGCTGGTTCTCTGGCCTATCTGGGGCCTCGCCCGCGGCCCGGTCCGGCTCCTGGTGCTCGCCCTCGCGTCCGGGGCGGTCGAACAAATCCTGCCACTCGTGAGGCTCGCATGATTCCTACTCTCTTGATCCTCGCAGCGGTGGCAGCCTGGGGCTGGCCGCACCTTCAGCCATTCGCCGCGAAGGCGAAGGCCGCCGCCGCCAAACTCACGCCCCGTCACTACGCCGGCATCGCGCTGGTCGCCGCGGCTATCGCATACGGGATCATGCCGCCGGCGTCCCCCGGCCCTGGGCCGACGCCGTCCCCCGACGCCGGTCCGCTGTCGCTGGCGGGGTTGTTTTCGGGGGAGACAGCCAGTGAGGACGCATCGCTCATAGGTGCCCTCTGTTCGGAGCTGGCCGACGAGATCGAGTTTTCGTCTGGCAAGCCGGACGGCTACCTCTCCACCGGCGTCGCGGTCGACGAGCTGCGGAAGCGGACCCGGATCCTTCGCTGCCGTGGTATTTCGATCGGTGACCGGCAGCCGTCCGCACGCGATGCGATAGCCAAATACCTCGACGAGGCCGTGGGCACCGACGGCGGGCCGCTGACCGCCGAGCAGCGCACGGCTTGGGTCGTCGCATATCGCGATCTAGGGAGGGCTGCCACCGATGCGGCGAAGTAGCGAGTGGACCTGGTCGGCGATCGCGTTCGTGATCTTCGCTGCGGTACTCGGGACCGTCGTCTCGCGGTACGTCTCCAAGCTGGCCGACCGAGTCGAAACCAACTTCGGATATGTCCCCGACGCCGAGGGCACGCGGGAGTTTCTCCGCGAACTAGACCAGCCGCTATTCCGCCAGGCGGGGGCCGAGGTCATCGCCGGCGCGAAGGGGCACGATGCCTACCTCTATCGGTTCGCCGACCGCTGCCACCGGCAGCGGTACGGCAAGCCGTTCGGGCCGCTTAATCAGGGCAGTGCTGGAACGTGTGTCGGCCATGGTTGGTCGATGGGAAGTTATGTAACGCAAGCCGTGGATCACGTTACCGGCGGGCTGGCTGAATGCCCGTTGCTCGTCGACGTGTCAGGAATTTACGGCGGCTCAAGGACTTCCGGCCGGATGCCGCCGATCGTGGCCCCGTCGACGGCTGGGTGGAGCGACGGCAGCTACGGCGGTGCGGCGGCAAGGTGGGTATCCGGCAGATGCAAGCAACCGGGGATTGGCGGGATTCTCTACCGGCAGAAGTACGGCGACATCGACCTCACCGACTATTCGATTGACCGCTGCCGTAACTACGGAAACTACGGCGTGCCACCGTCGCTGGCGAAGGAAGCCAACAAGCACACCGCGAGGGCCGTGGCCCTCTGCGAGGATTGGGCGTCACTTACGGCGGCCCTCGAGTCGGGCATGTGCGTGCCCGTGTGTTCCAACATTGGATTCGCCAGCGGGGATCGTGATGCAGATGGGTTCTGCAAAAGGGCTTCAACCTGGAACCACTGCTTAGTCGCGATTTCTGTGAAGTACGCGGCGAACAACGGCCCGGGGTCTGCCACCCCGATGAAAAATCCACGCGACGGGATCCTTCTTCTAAATAGCTGGGGCTCGTATGTGGGGGGGCAAAAGCACCCAGCCGACCAGCCAGACGGGAGCTTCTGGATCTCCCGCCAGGACGCGGAAGCGATCCTCGCCCAGGGCGATTCGTTCGTAATCGGTTCGGTCGACGGCTTCCGGTATCGCGACCTCGATCACGCCGGCTGGTTGCAGCCGGCCCCGGCCCCCTCCCCGACCGACGCGGCGAAGCTGCCGGCAGTCAATCACCACCTCGCCCTCTGAGTGTTGTCATGACAAAACGCAACGTCGTTCTCTCCTGTCTCGGCTGTTTGGTGGCCGGCTATCTGGCCGCCAGTGTGCCAGGGTTCGACCCGGTGAATCCTTTCAGCCCGCGGCCGCAACGGCCGTTCCTTCAGTTCGTTTCGCGGCTGGCGAAACTTGGGTTGTGGATGACGGTGTTTGCCGAGCCCGCACCGCGGCCGGTCGAGGAGCAGTATGCGGCTGCCCATTGTGGGGACCGATCACTCGTGTGTCACGCGGAGGGCTGGTGATGTTCTCGATCATTCTGTGGATCGTGTTTGGCTGGATCGCTGGTTCGGTGGCCGAGTGGTTGTGGCCGCCGGCGAAGCCGTCGAGCCGCTGGCAGACCATTGCCGTCGGCGTCGTTGGTTCGGTGGCCGGAGGTTTGGCCGGTTCGCTGGTGAGCGGTGACCACTACCGGCCGGCCGGCCTGGTGCTGTCGGTTGTTGGTGCGGTCGCGTGCATGGCGATTTGGCGAAAACTCGATGAGGTAAAGCCATCATGAGCATGATCTGGC